GAGGACATTGTTTCCATGCCCTGACCTGCACTCTCGAACAGGTCGTCCATCATCATCGAAACACCAGTCTCGTTCTTCTTTGCTACTTTCGTATTCATCGCTCTACTTTCTCTTTATCTTTGCTTCGGTTCCACAAAACACACCGAACATGTCGAAGTCGATTGCCTCGCCTGATTCGATGCGGCTTTTCACCCATGCCTTCAGCGTTTGCGGATGCACATGGGTCTTTTGCGCGGGGTCCAGACCAAAGTCTTCCTTCAACTGATCGACAACAGTATATGCCACGTTGTCCTGACCAGCGTTGAAAGACACGGTCACATCATGCTTGATGATGTCACCTTCTCCGATCTCACGGAGCCACGCAAAGGCTGACTCACGGCGCTCTTCTGGTATGCGCGCGTGAACAAACTGACGAAGAGATACTTCATTACCGTCAACGGTAATGCTTTCCATGTCCATCTCCTGCATCAGCGCAGGGATGTCCTCTTCATTGACCTTACGTTTTTTGGATTTCAATTCCTTGATGAACTTCTCGGCGTCAGCAATCTGCTGCTCGAGGTCCAAGGAATGTTTGATCAGACTGGACAGACGAGAACCTTTTTCCTCGTCTACCTTGTTGAATTTGTCGGCGTCTACCGACTCGTCTATCAGCGAAAACACATCGCTCATCACACTTCTCCATGTTACTGTCGTTCCAAGTTTACGCCCTTCGGCGGTGTGTAGGTGTTCCGTAGATTAGTCCTCTTGCTTTATGCGGATAAGGACTTTGCCCATGCCTTAGCCTATGCTTTTCCTTACACCACGGGAGACTAAGGTTAGAGATCTACGGCATTGTGTAAGACGAAAGCAAAGATCATATATAGTTCCTCGATATTCCACACCTCGAACTAAATACAACCCAGACCTACTGCCCCTCGCCCAAAAGGAGGATCCGCACCCGAATTACTTCAAATCCTTTCGTTCTTCCCGATCCATCGCACGCTCGAAAGCGTCAAAAGATTCCTGATCAGGAAAACCCAAACGCTTCAAAGATTCCTGACCCCCAACCAAGTCGTCATAGTCGGGCTGAACCGAGTATGTAATCTGACCAGCCAAGCTGCGCTGATTAGCTTCTGCTAACTCCGCCACCATTTTGTAGGTGTTGAGCGGCAGAGACACACTGGTGTACTTCCTCGGCCCTGTGTCCATGTTGGAAATTGTCTTGTATGTCCACTTACTTGGCACTAATCGCCTCCATGTGAAAGATTTCTTTTGTTGTTCTACAATGCAAAGTGTTGCAACGTCAAGAAGTATTTGCGCCCACATCAGGGCGTAAGCTCTAGCCACTGCCGCACCTCTTCGCCCAGAGACTTCGCAGACAGTTTTATCTTGTCCTGTAGATTCTCCACGATGTGCTTGTCCACTGTCCCTGGTGATATCAAATCGACATATGTAACGTGGTTGTTCTGCCCGATACGATGACATCGATCCTCGGATTGTATGCGACTCTGAAGATTAAAATCGTTGGCATAGTAGATCACGTTTGTCGCCGCATGTAACGTCAGGCCCATGCCTGCGGTTTGCGGGTTGCCTACAAAGAACCGAACACCCTCTTCGTATTGAAACTTGCGTATGGCTTCCTGCCTGTCGTCATCACTGGTGTCCCCAAAATATGTGACCACGGACCCCGGTCCATACTCTTCGGCCAACATGCTTTGTATCTTGAGGATGTCATATCGAAAGCGTGACCAGATGATGACCTTGCCTGTCATCTCCTCGATGGTCTGCATCAACGCCTGAGTTCTGTTTGTCTCGAACTCAACCCTGTCGCCGTTGTCCAAGATAACGTGTCCACACAGTATCTGCTGCAAGCGCAGCAGTTGTGTCATGATGGCAGGCGCCGACATCAACTCGCCGTTGTCCATCTGCACAATGGCATTGTCCCGCATGGTCTTGTAGTACCGCACTTGATCCTTGGTCAGTGGCACTTCGCGTGTGACATATATCTTGTCGGGTAGATCGAGCGCCTCTTCCTTCGTAACTCGGTACGAGAATCCATCCAACCGATCTGACAACTCGTCCAGATTCCTGTAGCCCACCACCATCTGAAAGCTGTGCGCGCCCATGCGTTGCGTGCGCGTGATGGCATAGCGTCCTTGAAATGAATAGTAAGATGGGAAGCCCAGCAAATCTTTGTCCAAGAAGGCACACTGCGCGTACAAATCCATAGGCGACTTCGTAACAGGTGAGCCTGTTAGAATTCGTCTGTATGTTGCGCGCTTACCAAACTCAACCAGTGTCTTAGTTCGCTTGGCTTTGGGATTCTTGATTGTTGTGGACTCATCAACTGCAAGTAAGAAATCACTGCCGCGTGTGAACGCCCCCACAAACGCCGGCAGTTTCTTCGTTGCGAAACCCTCCACGTTTGCCAGAAATATGCGCAAGACTTCACGCTCTTGTACGCCTGCTTTGAGTCGCTCGGCCTGCGCTTTTGTGGGATTCGGATTCCATATATATACCTCGTGGGGCACACTGTCAGGCAGGTGCCTCGGGATCTCCGATGTTTCCCAGTTGCGATACACGCCCTTCGGCGCCACGATAACGACCGTGTCAATTTTGCCTTGCTCGTAGAGCCATGTAACATTGTCGATCAATACCTTCGACTTACCGCACCCCATCTCCATGAAGTAGCCGTAATTAATTTTGTCATACGATCTTTGCAACGCCTCTAGCTGGTGCGCGTAGGGCTGCGTCTTAAATGTAAAATCTTCTGGCACGATTCAAGCCTCGTCCTCTTCGTTTTCTTCGACAGGTCTGGGCTTCCACAACCACGAACATGAGTTACAGCGGCCCTCCTCATCGAGGGCCACCTCACAGCGGGGGCAAAGACCATCATCGATAATCTTCTGCCACGATCCATCTCCCTGATACATAATCAATGGATCGTCTCCTCGTCACGCTCGTCTTCGTCTTCCTCCAGGTCTTCGCCCCACACTTCAATCGCATTTTCGTTTGCGCTGCGTATCGCACCCGCGATCACATCCGAGACGACAATCGGATCGTCAGGATTATTCATCGTCACCAAAGACACACCGGAAGATATCAAAGCAAAAGCTGCGAACTCCGGGTCTAGCTTCATCTCCTTAAACTTCTGGATCAACTCGTCCATCGCCTTGGCAGTATCCATCGCCTGCTTCTTGCTTATCTCTTTACTCGTTAGCTTTCGGTATCCCATGATCTACTCCCAATAACTGCCTTGAACTTCGACTCGCATACACACTGCTTCTTTGTTGATAGGCATGTTCTCCCAAAAGATTTTGGTGGCCGCTACATGGCAATCTGCGACGGTGTCGAATGCCCCGAAAGGCTCTGTCGAAAACTCTTCGGCACCGTACGCAGTCACCATGACCAGAACCCAGACGATGTTCATTCCTCTTCCTCGCCTAGAACTTCTCTTCTGTAGGTCTTGTCTTCACAGGCGCATTCGTCGCAACGAATGTCCCCAAAAAATGTCGTGTGTTCCCAGCAAATATGTCCACACCAGTCACACTCGACGCCCTCGTAATCATCCATCGCTCAACCTCAACCTTGCTTTCATCAACAGACTCTGCGCTTCATGCAGCTTGCTCACGGCGGCATCGACAAGGTCGTGCTCCGCCTGCTCGTAATTTTCGTCGCCAGTAAACAGCAACTCCGATGATTTATTCACCGCGCGACTCAACAGAAGTTGCGCGTCACGATACTTCTCGGTTCTTACTTTGCCCATCTGATCTTCCTCAAAAACTTGCGCTTCGTCAGACGACGGCGCTTCCTCGACAACACATCGCCCGACTGCCCATGTATGCGCCGAACAACGTGACCATTGACCGATACCTTGCCGGTTTCCAAAAGGGTGGCGCGGTATGGTTCTTCTCTAAAATCAAAATCTATCGGCCCCATGCGTGACCCAAAAATGTAATCGAATTCCCTGTCAATCAAATTGCCATTGTGCAGGGCCGAGAGGCGCATCCGATGAAAGATGCGCTTCTCCTCCTTTTCTTCGTCAGTTAGATCGTTCCAACCCATCTCAACACTCCGGATCAAGCTCGTCGGGCGGCCCATCAGGCTGCTCGATTCCGTTCATCTCGTCCTGGGTTCTGTCATACACGTCCAGATTGTGGGAGCCATGCTCGGCGGCCCACGAATCACGGCTCATCCATGTGGCATCCTCTTGCATGCCAATTACCCAGTCTTTTACTCTACCCATTGTCTTTCTCCTTGCTGTAAAACTATTCTGCCATCTTGTTGGATTTCTTCCTGTTCTCATCTGCTGTGAGGATTTGCAGGTTCCACGGGACGTGCAGCCCACACACATTTTTGCCGACTAAAGGGATAATGTGGTCAACTTGATACGGTAGGCCGGTGGCCTCAGTCATCTGGTCACGCTTTTGATAGATGCGCTCAAAGTCTTTTGGCAAAAACCCTTTTAACGTGGCTTGACGTTTCCGGGCTTGGTAAAATCGCGTCCGGCTTGCTACCTTGTCGGGGTTTCTTTTGGCGTAGTCCTTGCGGCGGAGACACTCCTTGTCCCAATTATCCCAATAATATTTGCGGCAAATCTCTCTGCGTTTTTCCGTGTTTGACACGCGCCATTTCGCAGCCCGGTCTATATATTTTTTCTTGTCTTTTTGGTATCGATCTTTTTGGTCAGCCAAATACCGCTCCCGGTTTTCTTCCCTCCATTTGTCCAAGTCGTCCTTAACACATTGGACACATTTGTTGACACTGACATAACGCTTGCTGTCATGCCCCCTGTTGCACGGCTTGCCGGTGTAGTAGTGAGTCAGCCCTTGTGCTTTGGCCTCTTCCTTAGTGATTATCTGCATTGTCTGCTTCTCGTACTTCATCAGTCCAACCTCTCGCCATCGACATACTCGGCGTCCGGCCACTTGTGGTCGTCGCCCTGCCCATGTTCCTCGGCAGTCGGCTCGTACTCCACGTGCTTACCGCTCTTGTCCCACAGCACATACAGCAGTCCCCATTTGATGAACCAACCATGCGACATGTCGAGATCGCGCGGCTCACCAGTCTCGTCGGTGGGCCAGCCTTCGATGTGCTTGACCTCCCAGAACTGCGTTGACGTGATGTGATATTCGGCTTCAATAATCTTTACCATGACGCCTGATACTCCACGCTGTTCCAAAACTTTGCATCGTCAGAATCCAGCCAGTCGGCAGCAGCCTCAAATACCTTCGCATCCTCGTCCGCATTCTTCCGGCACTCGGCCCACCATTCTTCGTCGCCAAAGAAAAAGCCGCCGGACTGCTCGTCTGTCGGTAATGTTTTTGAACGCAACAGGCTTGCGATTTCTCGCAACTGTTCTTCATCCAAATCAATTGGCCGACAATCATCCTTGCCGTTGGCAAACCGATTCACAATCAGCGTGTGCAGCGGCGCATTCTTACGCCAGTAGCCCAACTCAAGACGCTCACTTGATAACTTGAACCCGTCCACATAGGTCGGTTCGACGGGGTCATACCTTCCCGTCTCGCGGTTCATAACCCCACCCGCGTGAAACTTGTCACCGGTCAGATACATATCTAGTCCCATATCAATAATCCTCCATCTGTGGCTCCGGCTCGAACCAGACCTTCTCGCCTGTCTCGCCGTTGTAGCCCTTGTCATATTCAGCAATTTCTTCAGCGGTCATCTGTTCAGACTCCACAGTCTGACAACCATGATCGCCATACCAATGCCAGTGCGGATTGTATGGCCGACCGTAGTACCTGTCCGCCGAACCACGGTCTCTGGGAGAGCCGTGCTTCTTGCCGCCACGCACCCAAGGTGGTGCCACTCGAACTCGTTTAGTCATCCTCCCCAACGATCCTCCGCCTCGACTATGCCCTCGACAAAATACATGCGCTTTTTCCGCTTCAGCTTGCCATCCTCGAAAACATAAATGCCATGCGGCATTGGCCGGACTCCAAAACCCGGATTCCTTCGCACACGATACACATATATTCTGTCCGCAAATTGCTGGCCTTCCTTCAATGGGAACACTTCACGACTCCGAGCTATCTTCTCGCCCAACTTTGTGATCGTGTCACAAATCGGAAGCAGGCGGTTCGAGACATGCTTACCATCGTCCCCGATGATCTGTTGTTCAGCGTAATAGCTAGGCATTGATGCTCTCCTTTTGTTGGGTGTTAATGTATAGTACAACAATATCCAACATTGTCAAAATGGTTTGTGACGTTTTTGTATATGCCTTTTCTACGGGTAACGTGTTCGATGAAAAAAATTCTGAAAAAAGTGTCACAAGTGTCACAAAACATGGTTTTTGGTCCGCGAACCGTTGTCCTGCTTCAAAAACGTCTGTGACACTTCGTGATTTTGTAGTGTCACAACAAGACAGAAAAGTGTCACAAACAGCCGTTTGCCCTATTGGAACGCGCGTGCTTTTTCGAAAAGTTTGACGAAACCCGGAAAAATTCGTTATACACGAGACATGGGACGCCCTGCTGGATTGACCGAAAGACAACGCACCTTCGCCAAGTATTATGTCGAGGGTAGGTACTCGAACGCAGAGTGTGCGCGCAAAGCCGGGTACGCTGAGAAGAGTGCCGCTGTCCAAGCCGCAAAACTTCTCGACGGTCACAGCTTTCCCGATGTCCCTGTTCTGATCAAAGAACTTCGAGAAGCACGCGAACGTCGATACGGCGTGACCTTGCTCAATCAACTCAAACGATTTGAAGATTTGTCCCTCGCTGCTGAAGAGGCGGGACAGTTTTCTGCCGCGATCAATGCCGAGAAGATTCGATCTTCGCTTGGCGGTTTGACCATTGATAGACGCGAGTCCACTCACGTCCACCAGCTTGACAAACTTTCGCGGGAAGAAATCGTTGCTAGGCTGGCCTCGATCAGAAGCCAGTATCCCCATGCCTTCACCGATATGAAACAGGTGGCCGATGCCAAAGACAGAAGCGACTCTGTGGAAATCGTTGAAGCAGAATTTACCGAACAAGACACACGCGCAACGGGTTGAGAACCGTTCATCGCAGGGCATGCCAGATGTGTATGTTTGCATGGATGGTGTCCCGTTTTGGCTGGAATTAAAAATAATAAAGAATAACCGAGTCTCGGTGTCTAAATCCCAAATTGCTTGGAATCTGGCGCATTCGCGTTGCGGTGGCGTTAGCTTTTTCTTGCTACATGCACCCTCGACCGGCGATGTATTTTTATTTGAAGGCAGACATGCGCTCGAAATCCATGATTCGCGGATCGATGACCTGTGCGCCTGCGGCCCTGCGCCGTCATGGTATGGGCCGCTGCGCGAATTACCTGCGAACCTGCGACCTGCGGCCCTATCGTTATGGGGCGCGAACCACGGGCAGCAGCCCGAGGTATGACTCGGGCTGTCAGTGTTGAACGATAGCAATTGATTTAGCTTTTTTGGATGCGCCGGCGCAAAGTTTGCACGTGTTGCATGTGGCCCGGCGTCCGGCTTCTTTGCTGGCCGGGCATAGGATCTCGAATCCGGTTAGCAGTTGATCGGTGTTTTGAATCACTCGAAAGGTCCGCTTGCCATCCTGCCATGCTGCAATAGCCTCGGCCTCGGTGTCTGCGCTGATCATGAATAAATCGGGATCGGTCGGGACTAGACCGTCCTGGTGGGTGTAAGCCGTATGACCTACCGCCTTAGATAGCAGGCTATCCCAGATATATGCCGGGACTGCGGCACCATCGCCGTATGTTCCGATTCGAACCATGCGTCCAGCGCCTATCTCGGCAATGGCGTCATGACCCGTGACTACAGGATAGCCACCCTTTTGCAGATGTTTCCATGTGATTAGAACACCCTGAAACAAAGCCACATAACACTTGCGGCCCTTGGCCATTTTGCCGGGCGCGTCTGCGGCTACCGGCTCACCCCGGAACTGACAGTTCCCGCAGATGCTATAATCATGACCTAGTTTATTGTTCAACATTGGGTCTAGACCGTTGTCGCATAGAATATAAGTTTGGACCATGTCGCCGGTTTTCGTGTTCCGGCTTTTGGCTATCGCTATGACTACGATAGGCTGGCCGTCAATCTGTGATGGCCCTCGGTAAATGATTCCTGATTTCATTTCTTTAACTCCCATTCAATAAATCACTATACAACACAATAAAACAAAAACCAATATTTTCCTGCGCTGCGGCTGCGACCTGCGCGCTTGTCGTTATCCCAGCGCGCTGCCTGCGGCCTTGCGCCCGAAGAAAAGACCTGCGGACGCAGGTCTTTTTTTTAAGTAGCCGGGAACAAAAAACCCGGAGCCGAAGCTCCGGGTTGCCAGCCGACTAGGACGGCTGGTTGAACGGCCACGGTTCGCCATAATGTTCCCTCCATTCATCCGTGGCCTGTACAAGAATGCCGTGCTCTCTGACTTGTGCGGCGTACATGTCACCAAGATCGCCGTATGATCCGGCGGCAGGCGACTCACCAAGCACGAACCAACGGGCGTGTTGGTTGGCCTTTTCTTTGTCGGGCCGTTGCCATGTCTTCAAAACTTTCCATGTCAACGCACCGGCACGATAGGTTGCATATGGCTCGGCTGTTCCGTTGCGGACAGCTTCCGCCGAGATTGATTTTCCGAAAGGGTTGGATTTCCTAGTCATCGCTTTCTCCTTTTTCTAACGATGTTTTATTATACACGATTATGCAACACAACAAAGCAGAAACTGCGCTTGCGTTCCTCAAAACAACCTGCGAACGCAGGTTGTTTTTTTGGCCTGCGGCCTTGCGCCCGAAAGAAAAAACCTGCGAACGCAGGTTTTTTCTTAGAGCAACCTGACAAAAAAAGAACCGGCTTTCGCCGGTTCTTTCTCTAGGGAACTTCATGTTCCGCTGGCCTTTGGGAATCGGTTGGTGATTCTGTACCGACCGTTCTTCAGTTCGATCCCATAACCGTGGTTATTCCGGAGCGACCAGATTGCTGTGTGGATTGTGTTCCGCTTGAGCTTGGTGTGCTCCATTAGACCAGTTGCAGTCATGCCGCTTAATTGCACTTTGGAAAGCTCCCCCCAGACAGCCGTCTCGGTTTTGGACATGCCGCTTGCCGACCGTGCTTTCGGCATCTCGACCAGCGTCGCGCTGCCGGAGATCCCTTTGGCGTTGTTCAATACTTCGGTGAGCGTGGCTTGCCGTTTGGCTTGATTGTCGATAATCGACCGGCAGGTTGCGATTTGTTGCTCCAGCCATTCGATGTGGTCTTGTTTGACTATTGTCTTCATTGTTGTCTCCCTAGATGAGATTGTCAGTATTGACCTTAAAAGTGTGCACTAATATGCAACACAATACAACACCTTTGGGGTTACTGTGGCGGTTTGTCGCAGGAGTGCCGGTTTGTCGCACCCCTGCCCCCCTTGCGCGCGAAGCATACATATGCGCTAGCATATGTATGCTGGGTTGATAAATTCATTGGCCCATAATATCGTTCGGGTCATGGACACGGGTAACTTAGACCTCCTCCCCGAAGAAGTGCTCAAAGAGATGTTGATGCTGGAAGAACAGCGTCAGCGGCTCGAGTTGCGCGATACGGCTAAAGATAATTTTATGGAATACGTCATGCATGTGTATGACGGGTTCATTGTGGGCCGGCATCATAAAATCATTTCGGAGAAGCTGGAGCGCATTGCATCGGGTGACTTGAAGCGTTTGATAGTGAACATGCCGCCTCGTCATTCGAAGTCGGAGTTCGCGTCGTACCTTATGCCTAGCTGGTTCTTGGGCCGCAATCCGAAGTTAAAGATCATTCAGGCGACGATGAACACGGAGTTGGCGGTACGGTTTGGCCGCAAGGTTCGTGATCTGATTGCCGATCCGGTATATCACGAGATCTTTCCGGGGACTGATTTGAAGCAGGACAGTCAGGCGGCTGGCCGGTGGGAGACGAGCGCGGGTGGCGAATATTTTGCTGCTGGCGTTGGAGCGGCGATGACGGGCCGTGGTGCGGATTTGTTGATTATTGATGACCCGCACTCGGAGCAGGATGCGTTGTCCTCGTCTGCTTATGACAACACGTATGAGTGGTACACCTCTGGTCCGCGTCAGCGTTTGCAGCCTGGTGGTTCGATCATCATTGTTCAGACGCGGTGGTCAAAGAAGGATTTGACGGGCCGGTTACTACAATCGCAGGCGGCTGACATGATGGCGGACCAGTGGGAGGTGGTTGAGTTTCCTGCGATTATGCCGTCGGGGGAACCGCTGTGGCCTGAATTTTGGGAAAAAGACGAGCTTTTGAAGGTCAAGGCTTCGTTGTCTTTGGGCAAGTGGAATGCCCAGTGGCAACAGAATCCTGTTTCGGAAGAGACGGCTGTCATCAAGCGTGAGTGGTGGAACGAGTGGGAAGAGGACGATATTCCGCAGCTTGAGTATATAATTCAGTCGTATGACACGGCGTATAGTAAGAAAGAGACGGCTGACTATTCGGCGATTACGACGTGGGGTGTGTTTGAGCCGTATGGCAATGGTGATCAGCACTTAATTTTGATGGACGCGAAGCGCGGTCGCTGGAGCTTTCCGGAGTTGAAGCAGGTTGCTCAAGAGGAGAACGAGTATTGGGAGCCTGATATGATGCTGATTGAGGCCAAGGCGAGTGGTACGCCGTTGGCGGACGAGATGCGATTGTTGAACTTGCCGGTGATTACGTATTCGCCGGGTCGTCGCAAGGGCAGTGGCGGCATAGATAAGATGACACGGATGCACATGGCCTCGCCGATTTTTGAGTCAGGAAAGGTTTGGTATCCTTCCGCGCAGAAGTTCGCGGAGCAGGTGATAGAAGAGGTTGCATCGTTTCCGAATGGTGATCATGATGACTTTTGTGATAGCATGACTATGGCTCTGATGCGTTTTCGTCAGGGCGGTTTCATTAGTTTGCAGGGTGAAGAGCTAGAAGATTGGCTCCCCTCTAAGAAACGCGAGTATTATTGATGGTAGCTACCCCACAACCCAGTCCTCGTCGTCGTCCTATGGCTCTTCCTACTCCTCCGCCCGTGGGCCGTGGTGCGGGGATCATGGCTCTTCCTACACCGAGGCCGACTGCTGTTCAGCGTGCAATGGCAACTCGGCGCCCGATCCGCGAACCACGGTCCTTGGCTGAGACGTTTGCGGAGGGCCGCGATGTATTAGAGGGTGTTGGCACGGGAGCGATTGCGGGTCTTGGCGGGTTACCGGCGGATTTGACGGGCATAATTTTTGGCGACATACCGGCGGTTATAAACAAGTTGGTGACTGGCGAGACGATCAATCAGGAAGAGTCTCCGTATTTTCAGCAGTTAAACGAGTTTCGTGAGACGTATGGTGCGGAAGGCATCATGCGGTTGATGGGTGCTGGCGACAGGTTGGATGCACCTAGTGACAGCGACGATGCGTTATCTCGTGCGGGTATAAATCCGTTTAGGCAGGGTGCGTTTGTTGGCGAATTCCTTCTTGATCCGTTTGCACTTGCGAAGGCTCCCAAGGCGTTAAAAGCGTTACGGTCTCCGTCGGACGCGGAGGTTGCTGCGTATGATAGATCTCTTGCTGCGGGGGCGCAGGCTGACGCGCAGCAGCGGTTGCAGCTTACGGATCCGAATCAGGTGATAGATCCGGGGCCGGGCAGTATTCTTGACGCCTTAGACGAGGCACAGGCTCAAGAAGGTCTTATCGATTCGGTTGACGAGCAGTTTACGTTTGCGCCTAACACGACGCAGGAGTTGATTGACAGCTTGAATGGTCCGGGTGTGGTCAGCATCAACCCGGACATAATTCCGGGTGGCCCAGCCGGTGGAGATGGTGCAACTGTCTTTAACTATGTTCCTGGGTTGAGTGACGCCGATTTGACTACAGGGACTCGTCTTGAACGTCCTTTTAACTATTACGAGTTTTCGGAGGACATGTTCGATCTCACCGGTCGTCGTATTCCAGAGGGCACTCGTATTGCGTGGCCGGAACAGTTGAGAGACGATTTTTTCAGTTTTTTCCACAACAGCCCACCACGGCCCCAGCCCACGGGTGAGGTTGTTATTCCAGAGGTTCGCGCCAGTGCAGAGCCGGTCCCGCCTTCGACTACAGCCGCCGAAGAAATTATTGAAGGAACCGCCACCGAGATAGTGTCGGATACTCCGCAAGAAGGCTTTACGGGTGTTGTAGACACACCGCTGATTCCAACGGATCGCGTTATGCCGATAACGGCATCGCCGGACACGCAGGTTGCCCGTCACAGTGTAATGACACGCAGTATTGATCGTCAGGGTGAGATTGTAGACTATTCGCCTTTTTATCAGCTTATAGACCGGTTGCCGGACAACCGTGCGATGTCGAAGGAAGAAGTCCTTGATTCGTTGCGCGGTGGTTTTGGGGAGAGTGTGAACAGAGACCGCGAAGGTTCCAAGTTTGTAGAGTTCCTTGAGAAACACGCCCCGAACCAGTTGTACCGTGGTCAGGTGATGGCGTTCTATCGGGACTACACCCCGCAGCTTCGCGTCAAGACTCTTACACGGACGGAGCTTGATGAAGCTCGCGCGCAGGGTATTTCTACTCCTGTTGGTTCCTTGACTGATTACGGCCAGAACTCTGTTCCGTCTTCGGCGGGCGGAGAACCAATGCACATTTATCTCAACAACCCGAATTCGACCATTCCGTTCACGGACGGCACCACTGTTCAAACGCGGGGCGGCACGGGGTCAGGGTATCAGATGCGTGGTGGTACGATTGCGGATCATAAGATCGGTGCCTCGGGTGGTCCGGGCACTAGCACTACGACAGAGTCAGGTGTTCCGGGTTACTTCGGCCACATTCGTCTGGAGATTATTACGGATGATCAGGGTCGCAGGGTTGGTGTTTTGCAGGAGATGCAATCTAACGCGGCGGTTGCGGAGCGGAAATTTGCGAAAGGCCAGGACACGGACTTTAACTTTTTAACGGGAGAGGAGCGGTACAACATTGACGAGCTTCGCAGCACTTCGGAAGGTCTCGCAATTTTTGATGAGGCAGCAAACTCGCGGGTACTAGAGCCAGATTTGGCGACTGCACAGCTTGACACACTTGGCATGTTGCGTCAGGACGCTACCGAGAGGATGGGGAACGATCTTCAACTTATTGGCGGTCAAGCGCCGACGGCAGACGAGACGTTTGAAACTCTTGAGGCGATCTACGACAATGCCCCGACGGGTGTGCCTACCGGGCTGGATCTTACCGCAGATCTGATTCCAATGCAGCGGGCGATTGCAAAGCTGCTGACGAATGATTTGTTGAGTCATGCGCGTGGCACAGGTCGGACAAGTAACAGCACTGGCGTTGACACAACTCTTAGAGAGTTCACGATTGGTCACACAGGCGGCACGGAGCTTGGCCCGGCGGCGAATAGAACGGGTCGTTTGACAGATTTGCTGGAAGCAGAAAACATTGAAGACCTGTTGGATGCGGAAGATATTGCCACGCTCAACAGAGTGCTGAAGAAACGAGCTAGTCAACACGCCACCACGGACTGGTCCACACAGGGCCGCAACGCGACTAGAGAAGCGTCGGCGACACTTAGAACTGGTGAAGATCTCGCCACAGTTATTTATCGAGACATGAACACAGCAGTGGAGAACGGCGAAGAGCCGCTAGACTATATACGCAGAACAGGGACAACTGCGACTAGCCTTGTGCAAGAGGATCCTGGTCTGTTCGGCTTCCTGACTGAGGCATTTGATGATGTGCCAATGCAGGCAACGCACGAGTCGATCCCTGCGATGGTCGGTCGAAACATGCAGCATCGGATCATGAACGACGTGACCGACGCGCTTGAAGCAGAAGTGCCGATGCGTATACCCAGAGATGTCAGCAAGCAGAATATGAACGATTATATCGACGGTTTGGCGGTGTCGGACGAGCGTAGGGCGGAGTTGAAAAAAACTTTTGATACGTGGCTTACCACCATCAACAACCCAGATGCCCAACAGGCGTATCGTCCTGGCTCTCCTTTCTCTGGCAAAAAGTCAGATGTATATTTTTATCAGTTTGCTCCGCGCTTGATTTTGGCTGAAGCACGGAAGAAAGGACTTGACGGCGTCATTTTCCCGAACTGGGAAGATATGAAGGATGTGGGTGGTCGTCCGAGTCAAGAAATTGTGAAGGAGATTTACGACTCACATGTCAAAAAAGGTTTGGCACAGGCCGTAGGTTCGGAAAATGTTGTGGAGATACCAACTATCAAAGTTGGTCAAGAAGACCTGTTGCACAAACAGACAGGAAGCCCACACAGACCTGCTCGTGCTGTTTACTTTGGGGATGGATCGTTGGCCGAAAAATTTGATAACAAGCTGGTCCGACGCGCAAAAGGCGGTCCCGTAGACTTGAGACCAAAGAAGCTGATACACTCGGGCATTGGCGGCATGGCAAGACAGGTGATGTGATGGCAAAGAAAAAAGACGACATTAAAGACGAAGAGCTTTTGGCAAAACTTCGTGACAGGTTCTATGACCCAAAGCCGGGCGAGACTGATTACTCGGCGACGATGTCATTTGACGAG